GTCGTGCCGCTCAACTATCTTGTCCCGCCAGCGGATAGACCAACGCTCACGCCACACCGTGTCGCCTTTTTGGTGGATATAGATACTGTCCTTTTCGTAGGTCTGTATCGTGTCGTGGCGGTAGCGGGTTACTATGCTGTCCCTGTACTCTGTTGTGGGCAGGCACTCGCAGGTCTTGCACCCTGTCAGCACCCACGCAAGGAGCAGCACGAGAAACGCAAAGGCAAGAAAACGAATTATTTTTATTAAATCTATTTGCATTATTTGTTTATTCCAAAAATTTGTCGTACCTTTGCTATGTGTTACGAATTATCGTTGCATTATTGTTGAGAATTATCTCTTCAAAAAGCCTCGAATTATCGGGGCTTTTTTATTTCTCCTCACTTACCTCCTGCTTATTATCCTCTACTACTTCCGATGTCTCGGTGGTATCACCTGCTTTTAGCATATACGACGTTAAATCCATAGCCGCTACTGCCTTATGTATCTTTTCCGCTTGCGTCTCCGATACGGATTGCGTGCTGCTTTCAGTCTGATATACGTTGTCCGTCCAACGGGACAATGAGAATGGATATTCAGCCCTTCCGTTTTCCCTGTCATAATCACTATTGTACCGCACCGTAAACGGAAGGAAATCCACAGCAGGAGCAAAGTCGGTATCTGTATTCGCAATGCCGATGCCGAGTTTTTTATTCAGCAGTTGCAGGTGCTTGGTAACTACCTTTCCATCGTTGTGTGTTTTGGTTTTAACCACTGACGCATCCTGCAACTTACCCAAAAACATAGCAATATCGGTGGTTTCCATTTGATACGACTCGCTATGAAAACGCAGTATATACTCCTCTAAGCCATCATGCACCCCACATATCTCGGGTATGATAACGAAATACTTCTCCTTGCTACCGAGCAACCCTGTTTCTATGGGTATCAAAGGTGTTACCCACCCTGCACGCATGATACGTCCCCTGCTACTTACCCTCATAGATGTACGTACATAGCGGGCAAAAACCAACTCGTTTCCTATGTCCTGCCGTTTGATGACATCTATCGGAGCAAACAGGTGCAACTCCCTGCCGACGATCTCCAGCCGGCACACCTTGGCGCAACGAGAGGTCTTTTTATAGACATCGCCGGAAAGTCCCTCCAAAGCAGATTGCAAATCCTTCTGCTCTGCGATTGCACCGCCTATGTTTCCCCACGTTGCGGTAGGTTGTATATGTGCGGAGGTGCGACTATTGATAATGATATTTGCTGCCATAGTTATACAGGAGATTTGGAGGTTGCCACAAAGCGGGCATAGTTCTGTTGGAAATAGAGCATTGTACCATTGTTCGGAGCAAAACACTCGAGGTTGTAAACGCCCACAGGAGCGGCAGAGGTCTTGTCCTTATCCAGCGTAAACGTATAGGTGATTACGCCATTGGCAGTGCTGCCTTTGGTAACGGAAAACGCCACACGGGTCTGTGTGGCTGCATTGTAGAGGTTGCATTGGTTGATGTCTAACTCCTTGTCCGATGTAACACCTACACTGAATTTTTCGCCTTTGTAAATTGTCTCCATACGGATGTCTTTTCTCCCTTTCGTCGGTGGGGTGGGCTTTCAACTCCACCCGTGCCGACTACTCGGAACTAAATAACAACTATAAAGAAAGTTTGTTAGGCAGTAGGCTCTGTTTCCACTTCAAGAGGTGTGCAAGTCACTTCAGAGATAGTCTCACCGCTTTCGGTGATAGTAATTTTACCAAGCACGAGTGCTTTCTTGGTACTGTCTGTAGGCTGTAACGGTTCGACGGTATAAGTGTAGGTTGTACCATCTGCGTCTGTACCTTTCAACTCGCAAGAGATGCGACAACGTTCTGCAAGCAGCCCCGCAGGAACATCAGCATCTTCCGGCAGAGAGAAATACGCATACTCGTGGTCGATTACACCATTGTGGTCATCGAACGGTTTCTTGCGTCCTTTCTTTACGCGAATGTCGAAAGTGATAGTGAAAGTATTCTCTTTGTACTTCACATCTTCATATTCGCCACCCTCAATCTTGGCTTCGAGTTTGTCGCCTTTTTCAGTTGCCAACTCCCAAGTATCTTCTGCTGCAGTCGGCAATTCTCGCCAACCTTTGCCCGTGTCGGTAATGTCACGTACTCCGTGACGGTTTTTACCCCATCCAATTTGTGCCATATTTGTATAATTTTAATTTGATTGGTTTAACTTTGTTTCCTTACACCGCTGGCAACCCTTATAACAAGTATTTGTATTCAAGCACTATGACAACAAAATGCTGCTTTATATCGGCATCTGCTTCGGTGTATATTGTCTTGTTCAAACTGAACTTGTAATTCGATTTCTCTGCTGTCAGCGTCTCCACCCACTCCACTGCCGCGCTCTCAAGTTCGACGGTTCTTGCACCGTCTTCCACAAAAACGCCGTTATCGTAGGGGGCGATGTCAGGCACATAGATATTGATAGTGACCACACCAGTCTCCACTTCGGCTGCCAATCCTGCGGTGAAGATGACGATAGCGTCTTCAAGACGGCTGTCGCGTGGTCTGTACCCTGCTTTGTACACAGCACCCGAAATCATCGACGAAAGAGTGCTTGTACAAAGCATTTGGTAAATATCATTTTGTACCTGTTTGGCTGTTAGCATTGTTAATCTCTATTTCAAGTTGTTTGAGTAGTCTCGGTATGAGTTGTTTTGCTTCAAGTTCTGCACTCGCTATCACATCTCGCCCCGTGGCTGCCACATATTTTGCGTAGTGCATTCCTGCCACAACTATCAGCACCGCCCCTTGCGGGTATTGCGCCACAAGTTCTTTGGCGTAGTCCCTGCCTGTTTTCGAGCCTTGTTCTCCATTGCCTATACTGCCGCCTACGGGCTGAAAATCAGAAGCCGAGCGCACTCTGCCGTTCACAGCAATAATATAGCCGATACTGCTTCGCAGATTACCCGTTTGGTCTTTGTAGCCGTTGCTTTCTCTCGCCCTGTTCACGCACTGCGTTCCGATGTACATCAGCGTATTAACCAGCGCACGCTCTTGTCGTTTCAGTTGCTGCTGCATATACTTCTGAATATCGGATAACGGCGATGTAAGTTTGACAGGCATTGGTTACACTAAAATTTTGACCTCGCAGACGGCTTCGATAGGTTCGGCACTGATGACGGAATAATCTCCAATCACCTGCCGCTCCATATCATAGAGTCGTATCTGCTCTGCCGTGAACGGTGTTGGTTGTTGCTCAATGAGAATGGTGTATGTGGCGACCGTGAAACTCTCACCGCTTTGGCTTCGTCCAAGGTTGTTATGATTATTGGCATAATACTGACAAGGCATAGTAGGTGCATAGGCTTCACCTGTGGACTTTATAGGAAAGCCTGTTACAGGGTCTATGCCTCCTGCCTGCTTAATCTTTGTAGCAATATAGCCGTTTTGTATAATCACAACCTTGAACCTTTATAGCCATAGCGTGCTTTCGGAGCGTCTGTTTCCTCGTCTGCGTATTCTGCATATAATTCGCTTGCGCGTTTGCGGAACTGCAATCGTTGTTCGTCTGTAAACGAATACGACTGACCACCTTGCGTTATCTGTGGAGCATACGATAGCCACATCAGCAGGTCGGCATATGCGAGATTGTAGCCGTTGCTTTGGATAACCGTTATGGTGCAGTCGTCATCAAGGGCTATCTTCCGCCGCTGCGCCACCTCTTCCAAAGTGCGCAGCGGTATCGGATAGGAATTGACGCTTTTGAGGGCTTCGAGAGTCGTCATAGGGCGTTAGTGATTAGGCTGCCTGTTTAACGGCTATTTCAACCTTGTTCACGCCGTCCGTGATAGTTACCGTAGCGGTGCGTGCTGCTGCTCCACTTGCATTGTTTGCTGCACAGGTAACAGACACTGTGTTGCCACTGATAGACACGGTTACGAACTCCTCGCTTGCGCTTGCTGACAAGTCAGCGATATTGCCACGATAGGACACCATTGCTTGTTTGGTAGCCTTTGCGGCTGCGAAATTCATTGTTTTGTCATCTGCATTGATTGAGATAGCCCCCTCTGCCACCTCATCGGCTGCAAGCAGATAGATACTATCCGCACCATCGATAACTGGGATACACAGGGCTTGCCCTGATGTGAATTCCTCCAGCGGGTCGTTGTTCGAATACTTGCTGATGAGCAAGAACGAACCTGACTTCTGATAGTTCACGCCCTCTACGGGGTTAGTCTCCTCTGCGAGTGTGCCATATACAAGGCGACCTACTTTTTCGGTAGGGATAGCCACTATATTGGCTTCAACCCACGGACGAACGCTTTCCTCCGAGCCGTCGTGTTTCTGTACTTTGAATGTGCTGTCCACCACGCGGAATTCAACACCATACTCATCACGCAACGCTTCGTGGAACAGGGTAGTTCCCGGTACGGGCAGTATGGTGTCGTCGGTGAAGATACGCCCTTGATAGGAAGCGGCGAGTTCTTTGCCTTGTTTCGATTTGCGGAACAGGGTGAAGTACTTTTTGCTCATCATCACGAGACCTATGCTATTGCCGTCGGCTTGTGCTTTGTCAAACAACTGCTGCACATCATCTTGCGGTGTAGAGAGACTACTGTTCCAGCCTGCCACACGGTTTTTGAATTGGTTTTCAGACTTGTAGAAGTCCACGCGAACACCTGTACCGTCATTCTCGCTGTCCTCTACAAGCATAGTACCTGTGGAGAGAGCCTGCTCAAACATCATCTCAATACGAGCGTCTGTGCCGTCAATAACACGTGGGACATCGTTAAGCACCTTTGCTGCAATAGTCGCCTCGTTCGTGCCGCGTGCGATAGCCACATTCAGGTCGGAGATGTCTTTCTCGCCCTTACGGAACTTGAGAGCAATCTTCGACAGTTTACCACTTGCGGTTGCAAGCGAACCGCGTTTCTTTAACGGAATAGAAGCATCCATTGCCACTACATCGGCAGCCACGATGACATTGTTGAGTTCGGTAGCACCCCAACTGAGGTCTGCGCTATACTCTTCTGTCAACATAGACTTATAGAGCAAGGTTGGCTTGGTTTTCTCTCCGTTGTACTTTTCTGTGATTTTACCAATCACTCTCCCGAAGTATTTCTCTACAAATTCGGGAAATAATGATACTTGTTTTGCCATAGTCGTACTAATTTTGATTGGTTACACACTTACGTATACAGGAACTGAATCTGCGATAATGCAGTCTTTATTGTGCTCGTAACAGGGTACGGACTTGCAGCAGCGTTCACCTGACCGATAGTCAGAATGGCAGCGCGTGCGTCCTTTACTGATACACTTGCTTTCAGCACTCCCACATACGAATAACCGCTTGGCAGCGTGCCGTATGCCTCTCCATTTGAAGCCACTGGCATTGGTTTGTAGTCGTTGTCCTTTGCGATGATGATATGACCTGCTTTGATGACTTTTACATCACTTGCCACATCTTCGACATTCAAGGTGCGACCACCCGGAATATCGCCAAGGGCTTTCACGATTACGATACTGTCAAGCCCACTCTGAATTTCGTGAATATCACGATTGAGGTTTGTAGTTGCCATTTCGTTTTTCGTTAATTGATTAAACATTGATGAGTTTTCCAACAACAGCGTCGGTTTCGCTCTCGGACGCTTCTTTTGGGTTTGCGTTTTGCTGCTTGCCGCCTACTGCGTTGGGTTTGCCGAAGACAGCCCCTTTGGCATTGATGTCGTTACCTATCTGCTCAACCTCCGTCTTAACCTCCGAGAGTAGTGTATCAAACTCTTCCTCGGTGAGCGTATCGATACTTGTACGCTCATAGGCTTTGCGAAGTGTAGCAGGCAGGTTTTCAATTTCTGCATTGAGTTTCTGTCTGCGGCTTGTAGAGGTGCGCTCCATCTCAAGTTTGTTCAGTCGTTCTGTCAACGCCTTGTTAGCGTCAATGATAGACTGCGCCCAATCAGGTGCGTCCTCTGTGCTTTTGGGTTGCTTTTTTGCGTCTGCCGGCTCGCCTCCCTCTATAGCCTTGCCGTCTTTCAGACCGTATTTCTGCTCGTAATTGCGGACAGCGGTCTGTTGGGCTTCGGTAGCACGGCTGTCTCCGTAACTATCGATGACTTGCTGAATTGTAACCCCCTCGACAGCGGTCGATACCTGTTCAGCGGTGGTGGCAGTCTTTGCCAACTTATCGGCTATCCTGCCCAGAATTTGTTCACTGACCCCCTCAAATTTGGCTTTCAGTGCTTCAAGGATTTTCTGTTTCATCAGTTTTATAGATTGATTTCGGCGACAAAGATACTACAAAATTCGTAAACACGCAATATATTCGACGTAAATAATGATATTTTTTTACGCATTTTTAATTGATTGTTCTACTGGCTATTACGAATTTTGTGTGAAAAATTACGATTTTTTTTCGTCAAAAATTTTGTCATATCAAAATTTAGCAGTAATTTTGCAGCGAAATTTTGAAAGAAACAGAATGTAAGACCGAAATAGTTACGTATTAAGATGAAGACGACTGCTTCAATGCTCAACTACAGTTCAACTGAAATCAATGCGGATTTCAGAATTAAAATTTACGGGGTGGATAGAAACGGCAACCGCATAAACACCTTGGTGGGTGTTTCCGGACTGCTCGGTCTCATCGGTGTGGAACTTGCTAACAAATTTTTGGAGCGTGCTTATCATTTTGTCTCGGATAAGACTATCTGCAAACTGCGTCGTGGTTTGAAAGTGACTTTTTACAACAAGTAAATAATCAACTCAATTATAAACAAATTAAAATTTTACGATTATGGAATGCTTTTCATTTAATGGGAAAACGGCTGTTTTAGGTCGCACGGTAATGGGCAGTAAAATACGCTGGAGGGTATATTACTACAATGGTCTATACAAAGGTCAGTGTGCTTGCCAAACAGCGACAAATCATTGTTCTATAAAGATGGCGGCAAAAGCAATCAACAAGTTTCTCGGCAGCGAGGTTGTGTATGCTTTCAATGACATTTCTGTTATGCTCAAATAAGATAACCAATCGTATAACCAATAAATTTTCATCACAATGGAAACAATAGACGGGCAGTACAATGACATCAAAAAGCAGTACCCCGATGCACTACTCCTGTTTCGCTGTGGGGACTTCTATGAAGCCTATCACGAGGATGCCGACAAAGCAAGTAAGATACTCAACATTACGCTGACTAGACGAGATGGTGTCGATGGAATGCATATGTGTGGTTTCCCATATCACGCCTTGGACTCATATCTGCCAAAACTTGTCCGTGCAGGCTTGCGAGTTGCTATTTGTGACCGCCTTGATGAACCAAGACCAGCAACCAAACGGAGTGTGACGGAACTTGTTACGCCCATAGCACCTGCGACAGGACAACTACAAGAAGAGATGCCAGTGAAAGAACCGAAGCAGGCATTGCTACCCAAAGGACTGACTAAAAAGACTGCCGACAAACTGCAATTGTCTCTATTCGATGAGTAGCCATCTGATTACCTACTGCATTTCCGAGACGAGGTGGCTAAAGAACTGCTGGTGCAGAATTATAAGCAGGGAATACAGCCCGACTTCGCTGCCCAACTTGCTAATAGCCTTGTCAGGCGGTTGTATGGTATTAACCTCAAAATGGTGGAGTAACCTATGGACGAATTTATTAGAGCAATGGCAATGAGCGGTCTGCTTCAAGACCTTGCCAATGAGTGCGAACCGACCGAGTTGCAAGACCTGATTGACTATGGTCGAGACGTGTTCCAAACAACCCTAAGCAAAAGCAAAACAAAAGCAAATCATTAACAAAACAATACCGGATAAGGAATAGGATATAGGAATAGGATATAGGATAAAGGATAAGGAAAAAAAAAGAAAACAGAGTTTTCTAAAAAAATGCCTTTGGATTTTTATGGATATTCCGCCTGTAAAATTATAGAAATATGGCACAACAGACAAAAAAACAGACGCTCGCCCCCAAGACCTGCTATTCGGCAGCAGGCAGCCCAAGGCATCAGGGCGAAAAAAGTACGCTGCCTCAGGGCGTAACGGCACTCCAGACGTGGCTTGAGGACCACGGGTGGGAGGTCAGCATAGAATGCCCTTTTGGGGAGGCGTATGCAAAAATAGAGCGCGTTTCCAAGCGTGGTATCGGCTTTGTAGCCTGCATCAAGATGACCCCGCAGTCCTATCGTGAGATGGTGGAGGGCATTGACCCCAACGAGGAGGTCTTGGAGATATGGCAGAGCAACGAGGACTATCGTGCCGTAATGGGCAATTTAGCCACGGCTTGGAACGACATTAACGAAATGAAAGAATTATTATTAACCCAACTTAAAACATTGAAAGTATGACACCCTTTGAAACCCAAAATGCCCAAATCAAGCAACTGTTGCTTGAGGGCAAAAGTATCACCCCGACAGAAGCGATGAGGCGTTTTAACTGCAACTGTTTGTCCTCCCGTGTATCCGACCTCCGCTCAAGCGGAATGCCGATAAAGAGGGAGAAAATATACAACGGTCGTTCGATTGTCAAGAGGTACAGCATTCCCGAAGAGTATCTGGCGATAGCGAACAATGCCGCCCAACCCGAGCAGAGTACAAACCAACAGGGCCTGCCGAAGAAAAGCGCAAGCAAACCCAAGTCCAAAGAGGTGTATGTCGTTACGTGCAAGACCTACAACCGCAACAGTCCGACAGGAAACATTTATCTGTGGGATACGGAGGTTGTGGGTGTGTTTGCAGAAGAAGCAATCGCACGCGACTTCACCAAGCGATTAACAAACGGGATTGAGTTTGCCAACAATCGCAGGAATTTTGACTGCACGGACGTGGCAGGCGAGAAGCGTAATTTTGTGTTCGGTTTTGTGCAGCGGCAAAACCTGTATCCGATGTTCGTTTATAATTGCTTCCGCGAAACGGTATTGCAGAGTTAGAAAAAGAAATAGCCGTAGAAGCCACAGAAATGCCCTCTGGCGCATTTTTATACCCGAGACAATAAAATGTACTACCGAGAAATTTTAACGCAAAATAGGGGCATTTCTGTGCATTTCTGCGAATTGTTTACTATCCGTTTGTGCGTATGGAAAAAATTGCGTAATTTTGCAGGCGGTAAATAACAAACTCAACGTTTGTAGATGGTATGAAAAATATACCGAAGATAGTTCTGGACGAAGCAGAAAGGCAAGGTCTTGACAGAATGGCTGCATATCTGTGCAATGTTGATGGTCGGGAGATATACAGTTTGGGTGTGGAGGACAAGGAACACTGGTTTCCCGGTCCTCCTAACGCACCCGTGCTGATATCGTTGAAAGACGGTAAGGTTTCAGAGTTTGATGACTTTTGGTCAATTTACGACCTCTTGAACCGCGATGAAAATTGAGTGTTAATCAGTTTGTCATCAATGCGAAGAATTCCGATAAGGTTTTTCCGCATCTTTTTGATGTAGCCGTTCTCGAAATCAGAAGCACTTCCACGGCGACCTGATTGTGGGTCAAACCATAACAGATTGCCGTCTTTTTGACGTTCTACGATAAAGACGTGTGCCCCCGCATTTTTTCCTTTCCAAGCACAATAAATCTCATAACGCCCCATTTCAGCCGTTTTGCTTTCAATGAACGCTAATTTGTCTGCAACAGAGTCTTTGATATTCGACTTTACCGACCACTCGTATTCGGCTTTCTTCCCTTCTGTTGTCAGAAAGCGCAAGTCCCATTTTACGCCTTTTTCTGTGCAGAACTTATCCATTTCCCTGTATTTCTTGAAGCCTTTGACAATAGGATTCGCCACGGCTTCAATATCAAATCCCCTGCGTCTGAGTTCATAAGCCATTGTACAGGTTTGGCAGTTGTGATAAAACCCAAGGTCGTTTGCGTCGGGCAGTGTGAAATTTGGGTTTGCTTTCCCGCCGTCTGCTTCCGTAAAGTTCATAATCTTTCCTTGTGCGATGGGCAATTCTTGGGATAATTCACGGTTGTTGGCAATAATCTCCCGTGAGAAGTTAGCATGTACTTTGTTGTAGCGCATAGCGGATAGGTATTCTGCATAGGTATCATAGGGCAGCCGTGACGAATAGGTATTAGCAAACTTTTTCGGAATATATTTGGGGTTGTCAGCCACGAAGTATGGCATTGAAAAACTGCGTTTGGCTCTATCTGTATTATTCTCCATCCAATCTTTGAACTCCTGCGGCACATCGGAGACGCGGTTGACGCTGTCTGTGGTCGGTTCTTCCCCGCGGAGTATAGCGCGGTTCTCCTCCATGAGTTCGGCTTCCGTCTTGAGTATCTGTACAACGTGGCAACGGCAGTGCGGGTGCCACCCCGTGAACTTGAAGTCCTTTGGGTAGCGTCCGCAGAGGTCGTCACAGATGTCTGTCAGCGGGACACCGTTGCAGGTGTGATTGTTGGAGAGCCGTATCTCTATGCCTACAACAAAGTCGAGTTGCTGCATACGCTCGTAGTCGGCAGTGCGGTATGCCATATTCGTTTCCGTAACGGCGAGTCGGCGTGCGTTCTTGTACGACGAACGGTACACGCCTTGTCCGGGGTGAAAGTCGGCTGCCCGCTGCGAGAGGACGAGGTTGCCGTGCAGGTCGCGCACCCTACGGAAGAGTTTGTCGGGGTAGCGGAGGAACTGCCTTAATTCACGGCTCATTGCGTCAGCGTCCAAGCCGTTGCGTATGCCCAAGTCGAGTCCGAGTTCGATGTCGTTTTTGAAGCCCTGTGCGTAGTTCCAGACCCGCTCTGACAGGTTGAGTCCCTGCTCTTTGCGACTGATGAACGCCTGCCGTGCGTCGTCGTTGGTGGAAAAGTATCTGCGGTACTGCTCTTGGGTGAGCCGCCCGATATTATCGCCAAAGACGCGCTGCGACAGTGCGCTGTTCTTGTTGTTGGCGAGCGTCCATTCCGCTTCTATACCATTGACGACAGCCGTTTCTACGCTATCAGCGAGCCGCGAGAGCAACGATTGTATCATTGGCAGTGTAATCGGATAGTCTTTGAAAGAAAACACGCGAGAGGGGTCGAAATTGCTTGTTCCGACCAGCGCACCTATCTGCGCTGCCTCCTGTGTGGCGGCACGGAAGATTTTGTCAATCATCTTGCCGTATTGGGCAAGGTTTTTGATATGTTGGCGTTCGTATGGGTCTGTTACTCTTGGCATAAATTACACAGTTAGTCCGAAACTGTCATTGGCACTCTCCGCTTGTATCTCTTGCAGGGTCTTATCAACATCCGTCGAAGCACCGAACATCTCTATCGACTCGCGCTGGCTGATGATGGGCTTGTTGCCGTTGGCAGTAAGCAGGTTGGTGATGGTGTCTTTTTCGTCGGTGATAGTGAACGGGGTGATGATATTCTCCACCGGCAGAGCGTCTATGTCGGCTGCGTACTGCTTCCCCATAGCCAGTTTGAGGAACTGCTTGACCACATTGACCTCGCGGTCGTAGAACTCTGTGAGCCGTCCTGCCTCGTCCTTGACTTTGAGTTGTGCGTCGATAAACAACTGCTTTCTGCTCTCACCGCTCATCGGGTTGGACTTCATACTCTCGTACGACCAGTCGGGTAACTGCAACTGCGTGAAGAACGATTGCCGCAACTCCGTTATGTAGAACTTGAGGTTGTCGATGGCTTGCGCCCAAGTAACATAGTTGGCAGAACTGCCTTTCGGGTACTGCATTATCGCACGCGCTTCTTCTGTTTCGCTCTGCTCATCTCCATAGGCTATCTGCTCGTCGGCGAACACCACGAACAGAGGTTTAGAGTTCTTGCGGAGGTAATTGCCGTTGCGCGACATAGCCCATTCCATCTCGAAGACGATTTTGCCGGTATCCTCCCAGATAGGCGTCGGACGGTACATATAGACGCAAGGTATCTTGCCGACGGTGTATTTCTCTTCCTCTACAAGCGAGAAACCGCCTCCATTCTCCGTGCTCCATTTGTAGTGGGTGTCGGAGGTGTAGGTGTCGAAGAAACTGACAGTCGTACCACCTACCTTGCGCGTATAGCCGACGGACATCGCAATCATATCTCCGTATTCGTCGAAGAGCGGATAGAGTTCGTCTCCAAGCATTGGTGAGAAGTTCCGGCAGCGTAGTTTGAGCGGACTGTCGAAGCCATAGACAGAATTGCGGTCTGCGGTGGCATACCATAGTGTCATAACCTCACAGCCCGCAAACAGCATAGAGCAGCGTTCTGTGTTAAGGCTGTCTATCCGGTTGCGCTGATACACTTTCTCCAATGCTACTGCCACTTCCTTTTGCCGGTCGTTTTCGGGCTTGCACACACGTTTGACAGGTATGCCGTTGCAGAGTTCGGACATACGCTTGACAGCGAGCCGCTGGAGGTCGTAAGTGATACGCGTAACGTGGTCGATAGTACCGTCGTCTTGCACGATGTCCGGGTAGAGCGCACGGCTCATCACAGGGTGGCGGCGAGGGTCATATTCGCGCTGAAGACCATTGCGCCCACCCCAAGCAGGCACAATAACAGACTTCTCTTTCAAGTCCGCAATGATTTGGTTCGGGTTGCGCGTTTGGAGCGCAATAATCTCTTGAATAGTCATAATTGCTTTTGATTTGATATTGTTTTTGTTAATACACTTGCCTTGCCACCCGAGCCTTGTTGATAGGTCGGAACGGGTTGGCGATATGGTAGTCGATAGCATAGCAGAGGACATCGACATACTCGTCGTGCGGCTTGCTGGGGAAGCCACAGACCTCCTCCATAAATGCTTCATTCCACGCACCGTCCACAAGTACCACACGACCGCACTCTACCGTTGGAGAAGCAGCATTGAGCCGTGTTTCTTTGCTGTCTCGCGGCGAGGGTGTCTGCGTTACATTCAGCCCTGTGGACTCTTTCATCTGGTCAATGACAGATATGCCGTTTGCCTTTGGTTCTATGCGTATCGAACTGCGGTTGGTGTAACCGTGCTGCTGAACATAGCAAGGCAGGAAACGCAGGAGGTCGGGGAAACGCATAAGCACCTTTTCTCCGTGCGTGATATACATATCGTTGCCTATCTTGCAGGTGGCAATGATGCCCGTAGGGTCGTTGTCAGCCTTGTCGGTGTAGGCAGTATCGATGAAGAACACCACAGGTTCATCACGGTGCAAGCGGTTGAACTCGCCAAGCGTTATGTGTCTAAACCACTCGCGCTTGATGATGTTACCGCCTGCTATCGTTGGTCGCTGCTGGTATAAGGCTGCAAAGGTGCGTGGCGAGCGTTTCTCTATCTCCAAGAGCCGTTCTTTGCAGTGGCGTTCCTCCCACAGTGCTTCACCCAACCGGCGTGGGTCGTCCTGCATAGTCATGTCTTCACGGATAGCGGGTATATTGACCACAGTCCAACTGTCGCCCTCGCGCTCAAGCAGTCGTCCTGCGAGGTCATCGGTATGCCAGCGTGTCTGAATGAGTATCTGCTTGGAGTTGTTGTGCATACGGGTGAGAAACACATCGGTGTACCAATCCCACACGCGGTTGCGGTATGTCTCCGAGTTGGCTTCGAGGGCATCTTTGATAGGGTCATCGATAATACCCAAGTCGGCAGGAGTACCGGTAAGCGACCCTCCCACGCCGACAGCCTTGTAGAAACCGCCAAAACCAACCGTCTCGAACATGTCGATATTTCGCAACCAGCCGCGATGTGTATCGCTCTTGACACGCTGGTTGTTGAGAAACGTATTGGGAAACACCTCTCCGTATTCGGTGCTGTCAATGGTGCGCTGTATGGCTCGCGAGAACTGCTGTGCGAGGTCGGCGGAGTAGGAGGTGCCTACTATCTTTAAGAGCGGGTTTTGCCCTAACGCCCAAGCAGGGAATTTGCGGCTGACGATTTCCGACTTGCCGTGTTGCGGCGGCACGAATATCATCAGTTTGGAGGTCGGTAGCGTGCCTTGTAGCAGGTCTTGGCACTTTTGTGCTATCAAGGTATGAAACCACTTGCGAGTGTAGGCGGGCGAGGTATAATCGAGAAACACAGGGAAACGCTTCTCGGCATCCCTGCGGTGTAATTCTCTTTCCAATTCCAATAGCCTCATACTCGCATTGTACTCCATAGCGGTTTGTCATTTTGTCAGTTCTTGCGGCTGGCTCTGATACGCTCAATCTCGCGTTGTATCTCTTCCTCCGACATCTGTTGTGCAGGCATAAGCGGAGTGCCGTCTTTACCCGTAACCTCCGTCTTGGTGGCTGCGTACAGACCGAGCAGTTTCCTGCGCTCCATAAGTTGCTGGCGTATCTCCGCCATATAGGCAGGGTTGCCCAAGCCCACTACATTCTCCGTCATATTCTCACGACGAACGGTCTGAATAGTGGTCTGTTCGCCGTCTCCTCCGCTACCTGTCTCCACAGGTACGCCGACACGCTTGTTGTGTTCGCGTTGCCAGTCCTCCTTGCTCTTGTCCCATTGCTCCCATAACTCCGCCACACAATCGTCTATGCGTTCAAGTTCGAGTTGCAAGCGAGCGTCGATGTCCTGAATACGAGTAGCCTGCCACTCTTTGAGCAGGTCTTGTATGTCGTTCCAGATAGTGCGTGTAGAGCAGGTGGTATTCATTCGCGCCTTGACTTCGTCGGTGATACGCTTGATGGACCACCCGCGTTTGTAGAGTTCTGCCACAATGACCATACGCCCCTGCTTGATATGATTGCGTTTAGATGTATTGCTCATAATGTTCGTTCTTTGATGTATTGATAGATAAGATTTCCGCTTGCGTCCTTGATAAGGTTACCCTGCTCGTCTGCCATAGGTTGCATAACACCCTCGAACATCTTGTAAGGCGACTGACCTGCTTGTGGGTTGTTCCATAGCCAGCGCATATAGGCAGCCATACTCATTCCGTAGAACTGCGCACGCTTCTCGGAGGAACTTGGATTATAGCCACTTGCCACCCTCCACTCATATTGATGCAGTTCGTTGATGTCTTTCTCGATGTCCGAGTAGTAGCACACACCGTTCTTCTTGCATATCTGCAAGGCTTCACAGAACTGCCCGTGCGAGTAATTCCAAGTGGGTGGCAAGCCACAGCACGAGCCGTTGTGGCACATCTCCTTGAAGTGAGCGTCGCTGACATAGAACCGCATACCAATCTCGTCGCAGAGGGATTTCATCTTCTCGATGAACGGTGCTTTGATTTTGCGGTTCAGACGGAGATAGCCTTGCGCCATCGAGTATTTGCGGTAGAGTGCCATAAGGTCAAAACCGCACAACTCTGACAGTTTGGGCATATACTCTTTGAGCGTCTGCGAGCGTTGCTCTACACAGAAGAACTCTGTCGAGAGTGCCGTCGCACCTCTGTTGCCTGCTTCTCGTATCAGGTCAAGGTAGGTCGGTGTTGATACTCCGATGATGAACGGGCGGAGTCGCAAGGTTGCCCCTCCTGCGTCTGCGTTTGCTATTCGCTCTATTGCGTCAAGGCGTTTGAGCGGTGTGGGTACGCCACGCTCTATGATGTGTGCTTTGGCTTCGTCAAGCGTGATGATAGAGAACTTGAAATTCCAATTCTTCTGCCCACGTACAAGTTCCATATAGCGTTCGTCTTCCGTCCACCAAGTGGCTTTGGTAGAGAAACAAAGCGGGTAGTCTATTTCCTTGAAGAAACGAAGCAACTCAAGGGTCTTGCCATACTTGCGCTCGAAGCCGTCGAATTGGTCTGACAATCCGCCCCATTGCATTACCCTGCGCTGCTTGATATAGGTTGCAAACTGCCCTGCGTATTGGTCAGGGTCGGTGAACATTTTCTTGATTTTGTCCATATTGACAGGGTTGACTTCTTTGGCAAGGTAGTGTTCCTTTACGCCACCTATTCCACGCCGATACTGTGAGAAGCAGTACATACAGCCGAACGAGCAGTTGCTGTATGTGTCAAAGGTCATCGGCATAGAGCAGTCTGCTATCTCCGCTGTCCAACGAGGTGATTGATAATAAGCCATAATTTGCTATTGTTTTGTTATTTGATTGTTAGTTCCATTTCGTAGTCCGAGCCTTTGACGTCAACTATTCTCGCTCCCAGATGAAGCCAAAAATTTTGCGCGTCCTCTGCGATTGGGGTGCGGAATGTAAGTTTGGTCAAGCCGTTCTGTTTCATCTGCGAGAGTAAGCGAAAAAGCACTAATTTGCCAAGTCCTTGCCCCTGATACTCCTTGCGGACGGCTATCTCAATCAGTCGGCAATGGTCGCGGCAACGAGTTGCGTAGTAGAATGCCACAGGTGAAGAACCTTTACTCCACACTTTGCTCCACACTTTGCTCCATACTTTGCCTTTCGACACATAGTCTATTCGTCGGAAATAATTGTACGACTGTTTGGCGACCTTTGAGCCACAGTTGTAGCAGATATCCTTGACCGCCTTGTCGTTGTAGTTAGTTTCGGTGTACATCATCGTTCCTCCATATTGAGAGTCTGCTGTATCATTCTGACTTCCTCGTCTATCGACACTTCGGCTGTGTTAATCTGTAATACAGGCACACCTATGGACTGCCATTTCCGCGCTGACAACATCGTCTGTTTCTGTTTTTTGATAATCAAATCGAAGCGTCTTTTGCCACTACCATACTTGCCGTTGGAGCGAGCCGTGAGCCGTTGCCATATCGTCCGTGGGTCGCAATAGAGGTTCACAACAAGTTGTCTTTCCGCCTTGAATAAGGCATTTGAGAGGTTCAGTCCGAATGAGTGCAGAAACGACCCCTCGCAGAAGATTGTACTTGCGTGGCGAAGCCCCTCCTCAACGACCTCAGCAAGCCTACTGGTACAAGAACTGCCCTTGTCGTTGGTTATCCTATCAACACCACCATAGCGGGTGACTCCGTATGCACCCGCAAAGCATATATCTCCCTCCACGCAATAGGTTACATCGTTGGTTATCCTATCAACACCACCATAGCGGGTGACTCCGTATGCACCCGCAAAGCATATATCTCCCTCCACGCAATAGGTTACATCGTTGGTTATCCTATCAACACCACCATAGCGGGTGATAAGTTCCCAAGCAAGGGCAGATTTTCCTACTGCGTTTGTGCCTGTTATGAATACACAAGTCTTCATCGGGCAAGTCTGTATATCACACTTTCATACTTTGTCCCTTTTGCTTCCTCAAGCATTCTTTCTGTGTAGTAGCCGTTCCACCGAGTCCCTTTGTTGAACTTCTCAACGGCACACAGGCTCGTCTCGATGGCGAAAGCGTTGTCTCCCGTGTCTGTCTTTGCCCGATTGAGGAATTTGTCAAGCGCGTCTCGTTCATTGCTATGAACAATCGATATTGCCCCCTTTGTGTAGTTCTCGTCTTTCTCCCAACCGTAGCGCACATCGTCAGTCCACAAGCGTGATTGTTCAAAGACATTCATATACACTTCGAGAAAGAGAAACGCTGCATACCTACCGAAGAAGAACCACGACCGCACCTCGTCATACGCTTGTTGCGTGGTGGTACACCTGCGTAGTCGGTCTTGCTTGTCGGGTGTCAGTTCTGTGAGCAAGCGGTAGTAAGCACCATTACAGCGCACATACCTGCGGTCGGTGCGGAAGTGGAGTTTCTTTATATCACGCTCGCCATTGAGTAGCATATCAAGTGCGCTGGGTATGTGGTAGGTCATCGTGTAGAAATAGATGAGCCTGAAAGCGTCCCATTCAGAGAGGTGATAATACGAGCATAGAGAAGCAATCATTCGCTCCTCTACACCCGCATCTCCTTGCCTGTGATATTCTATGTATTCTGCATAGGTCATTGCTCTGCCGACGGAATAAGTTCGTTGATATTATACACCACTTTCTCTATCTGAGCCAGTCCAACGAGTTGTGCTACCTCTGCCGCACGGTCCTTCGGGTACACGATGATGACACGCTCCATAGCCGTCTCGTTGTTACCCTCTATCTTCGGCAGGTCGTCAGGATTGATGTCTTGTCCTTGCAGTTCGGGTGGTAAGTTAGTGCCGTCAAACTGCACACCATTCTCCTCGTTCTCGTGTCCTGCAAGGTCGGCTGCGTTGTCCTGCGGTGCGTGGCTCTGTGGCATAGGCGGCTCCGGGTTCCACACGTCAACGCCCCAACTGTTCAGGTCGCTTGCGTCCCACTCGTTGGCAAGTTTGTCAAAGTCCCATTCGCCAAACGAAGCATTGTCCGCAATGATAAACTCTTTCTTCTCTGCTTCCGACAAGTCCGACGCACGGACAATCTCGACTGTGGGCTTGCCGAGCCACTCCTGCCACGATTGTAACAACTGCTCTTTCTCGCCTTGTGTCAGCCGTTGGTAGTTCTTGGTCTTGCCGATAATCTGCGCTATCTGCTCGAATGACATCTTGGCTATACGGTTCAGAGCGTTCACACGCATATTGCCTCCGAGGACTATCATTTTGTCGTCCACAACCACAGGACGGATAGCAATCATCTTCGGAAAAACAAGCAGTCGCTCTACTAACAGATTGAGTTTCTGCTCTCTAATGGTGCGCGGATTGTTACTATTTACTTTCACTTGGGAAAGTTTCACTTTTTCAGTTTTCATACATTTATTTGATTTATTGTTAGTTAATTACTCCCACTTTTTGTCTTGTTGATACTCACCGAACAGTCCCCAACGGCACATCGAAGCGTAGATGGGTGTATCGAGGTGGTATGCTTTGCGCAGTTCGGCGGGGTTGATAAGCCAATTTCCCTCCGCTATAACATTATCAGCATTGTCTGTGATACGTACATCAACGTCTTGTCTCCCTATACAGCAGGCGAGCGAAACAAAGGTGTCGCATTGGTTCTGCAGTGTGTAGTTCTTGGCAAGTTTGCGAGCAGCGAGGTTGAGTGTGAGGTCGGCTTTGGAAGCGTCTTTCGTCCACGGAGAGCCGCCACCGATACGGCAGTTGCCTCCATAGAAGTCCACAGCCAGTTTGCGTCCTGTCGTTCCACAGTCTGCTATTGACGAGTGCGCCACATAACTACCTGTTCCGTTTACGATGAGTTCATAATTGCCGGGAAGACGCTTGCGCACAAAATTCTTGACTACATCGGTAGAGGTTTTGGAGAGAGGAATAGCGACTATCACTTTTTTGACAGCGCGGTCGTCCATCACTACCTGTGTCTTGATGTCAAGCCCGCCTATGTGGCTGTCGAATAGTTGCTTGCAGAGCCGTTTGGCAATGGTGTGGTCGAGCGGCATTCCTGCCGTCTCCTTGATGAAAGCGCAATGCCCGAAGAATATACCTTGGTCGCCCCAGCCGTGCAAGCCCTGTGCTATCTGGGAGGACTGTTGCCCGATATACGATGTAACCTGCAACCCATCTCCGAAGATAGTGTTGTCGTGTCCCCACCTGTCTGCGTAGGCTTGTGTGTAACCAATCTCATTAACCGCCTGACGAACATACGAAGCGATTTCGTCTTGTGTAAACAAAACGGAACTGCTGACCTCACCGGCGAGCATAACATGGTAGTCTTTTATCTGCACCTCTACTGCATAGCGGGTAGCAGGGTCTTTTTCAATGTATCGGTCGAGCAGGTACTGACTGATATAGTCTGCTATTTTGTCGGGGTGTCCGAGCGACACATATTCAGAAAAATGTATCATTATTGTGTAAGTATTTGAAACCGAGTGCAAAGATACGTATTTTTTTCTATATATACGATTATTTTGCGCAAGATTGCGCATTTTCTTCGTTATTTTGGTCTAAGTTTGGTATAAATGCACCCGAAATTGCATTTTTCAGCAACAACAGTGTTTCGGACGATAGTAACTTGTTGGGTGTTGTCCGAAATACGCGCCAGCCGCATAAAGTGGCTGTATTGTACTTATTCATATCTCCGAGGAAGCCTTTCGGACGAATATGTCGTCCTTGTGTCCACACCCCGCCCTCTACTTCGAGAGCAATCTTGTATTTGGGCAGGGCATAGTCGAAACGCCACCGACGACTTTTGTAAAATTGATACTCCTTTATGCACTCTGCCCCCAACTCCTTGGCACAGAACTGCGTGAAGATGTCTGTGATAGGTGGAGTTATTTTTTGGAGTTTTTGCGTTCTCGCAATTTTCTTTTGCATATTGATAAATTCCTTGTTTGTCATAAAATCGTTGTCTCACGTTGCTTAAAAGACAGTTTCGGCTTCTACACGACCGAAGCCAATGCAGAAGCCGAAATACAATCATTTAGAATGGTACGTCTTCGTAGCCGTTCTCCCCTGCTGTGGCAGCGTCATAGGTGTTACCAATGTTCATTTGCTCTTGCTTGCGTTCGATAGGTCGCAGACCTCCAAGAATGGGAAGTTGTTGCTTCTGCTCATCGGTTAGTTGCTCGAACACCTCTTTGGGCAGCGACTGCTTGATACAGTGCGTGTCCTGATACTGAGGTTCTCGTAGTTCGATTGCCGTCAAGTCAAGGTACAAACCCTTTTGACCGAGATACATACCGCTGTCATCAATAGGAATGACCAAACAGCGTTTTGTCTGTGTGCGCCCTTTGAAATTGGTCAGGAACGCTCCTGCTACTTTGAGCAGGTCTAATTTAATACTGAAATTTGCCATAATTCTTTTGTTTGTTGTTATGTTTTGTTTTATAAGTTACTCCCAGTTCTCGAATAGTTTCTCGAACTCTGCCACCTTGTTCGTGATGTCCGTGTGGAGTTGCTGCACGTCTGCTGCCAAGCGTTCTATCGCAGGTGTATCGCGGGTCGGTCGCGGGTCGATTTGCACTTGCGGGGTGATGTATGTGCGTTTGGGGTGCGGAATAGCGATTGGCTCAATAGTCGGCTGAATACCACAGGCACGGCACTTTTGCTTGTATAGCAGTTCCTCTTTGTGGGCTTGGTAGTATTCTTTGTTTCGGACACGCTGCTTCTCCCGCTGCTCCTTTGTAAACCTCCGATGTGTCCGCTGCCATTCCGAGTGCTTTGCCAGCAATTGCTCCCTGTGGGCTTGATAGTAACGGTGGTTGTACTCGGAATGGTATGCTAATATCTTCTCTCGGTTGGCTGCTTTCCACGCTTCACGGCGTTCTTTACTGTGTCCCATACTCATTTGGGTTTGAAATTCTTGCAGGCGCGTGTGCCTACTACTATCTTGGGGAACGGCTGCAAGGCACAGATGATGAGTGTGGGCTTGCGCTCCCCGATACTCAAATTCAAAGGGGTGGTGTCGTAGGTGGCACGTGCGCACTCATCACACACGTGTACCTGCTCGGTTGTCTGCTTTCTCGGTGGCATATTACCAGTTTACTTTCGGTTCGT